CCTTCTGCCCGGCCTTGACCAGCTTGCGGCTGATGGCATCTTCCAGGCCGACGTAGCTGATGAACTTGCCGGTGATGGAGCGGTTACCCAGCAGCGAAAAACCGCCGAGGATGGTGCGAGCGTAGTAGCTCACGCCGTAGCGATTGAGCAGGTCGCCTTCGGTGGATGTGTCGAGGATGTTGTACTCGACCACGCGAGAAACGTCCTCGGCGAAGGTCACCTGATTACCCGGGCTTTCCCACTGCTTGACCTTGGCCAGTGCAGCGATGGCCAGGGACGACGGCGAAAGAAACACGTTCTTCTTCGCCGCCTTGGAGTACACCGACGGCATGTTATGTACCAGCAGGCAACGGTCGAAGCCAAGATCGGCACCGCCCAACTCGCCGCTGTAGGTCACCTGATCGGCAACAGAGGCGTCCTTGCCATCCAGCACCACGCGGGCCTTGATGCGCTTACCGAAGGCGGCGAACTCGCCCGCCACGGCCTTGGTGCCAGTGAAGCCCGGGGCGCCGATGATGGTCAGGTCTTCCGGGACACTGCTCAGGGCTGCCAGGCCGAGTTTGCGGCCGGTGATCGGCTCGTTACCACCGATCACATTGTTGAGCGTGTCAGCCGGGGTTGCGCCCTCCTCCACGATCACCACGTAGACCGGCACCTTGACCACTTTGAGGATCTGGTACACCGCCTGAAACAGCGTGCCCGCCTCACTGCCGGTAGGGTCCAGCAGCGCCTGGGTGGTGAAGCTGTTGATGCGGAACGGGACGTTTTTCGGGATCGACGCGTGGGCATTCGGCGCGGTGCCGACCAGGCCGATCACATTGTCGCCAAGGCCACCCATGGCCTCGGGGGATTCGGTGGCATTGACGGTGATGCCGTTGTGCTCGAAGTTCAGAACTTCTGCCATGGTTATTCAGCCTCCTTGGGGGTGGTATTGAGGACGCTGGTCAGTTCCAGGCGGCCGGCGGTGCGCAGGGCGGATGCTTCGACGTCCAGCAGTTCCAGTTCCTGGCCGGCGGTGGACCAATGGCCGGCGCCGGTGGGGAATGGGATTAGGACGGTGTAGGTTTGGCGGTTAGGCATGTGTTGAATTCTCCGGGTGGAAAACACCAAAGCCCCTACGGGAGGGGCTTTGGGGAGACGAAAAAAAACCGCTTTCGCGGTGAGGGGCTATTTGTGTTCCGGCAACGGGAAGCGGGCCTTGATTTCCGCTATCTTCGCACGCCATTCTTTTTCTTTGGTTTCGGTCTGGTCATACTGCCACTCCATATAAAGCGGATCAGAGTCAGTCCGATAAGCCAGGCGCCGATTAAAGTCTACATCGGCAATGTCTTGCGCCTTTAAGGCAGCATCAATATCCGACTGCAAAAAACCCATATCCAACAATTGCTGAGCGGTAGCATTGTAAGTTGTCTGACCGCCAAATTTAAATTCCTTGATCATTGCTGCCCTCCATCCGCCACAACACTGCCAATATTACTAAGGAAATTGGACAAGCTTCCACGCGAGTCACGCACTACGCCCTTTACCAAATGCGCCCACGTTTTGCTCCCTGTTATCGTAGAGGCTATAGTCGAGAGCACCATCGTGCCACCTGTGAGATCCGCAAAGGAATTTGAGACAGCGGTATCAATCGTCGTCATATTAATATCAACACGATAGTTTGCCGTATACCCAGAGTAAAAAATATTACCTACGCCCAACCGAAGTGTTGAACCCGAGAATGAAACCACCCCCTGTACTGTCGACTCTAGGCCGTGACCTCGATAGAAAAGTGACGAACCAAAATAGTACCAACCCGAAGTTCCTGACTTCAAGACCGTCGGCATAACGATGTCTACTGCTCGATAGTAAACAGAGCCCCCCTCAAGCGAGATAAAGTGCAGATTTGAGGTGCCTGGCGAGAATTCACCAACTCTCGGAGTGAACACAGGATTACTACCACTCCCCCAACGTGCGAAGACAACCTTATTTGATACTACTCGATAGCAATACTGTTCACTTTGGCCTGAAAACTCATGTGACTGGGACGCTTTCAAATTAATCATCACATAGGGTACTGTTCCCGTCCTAGACATTGCTTCGCCGATTGTCTTCAATGGTGCCGAGGCCGTACCGAGCGCGACATCGCTGCCATCCACGGCATCGACAAATAACTCTTTCGACATATTGGGAATCATGCGAACCGCAGCCAACACTGAACTATCAATCTCTGCGACTTTATTATTTACCGCAGCGGTCAAACCGTTCGCAGCACTTACAAGCGCTGCAATTTGCTGTTCTGCACTCAAAATTTAATCTCCTTATTCCACTGTTAACTTCCAAGTTCATCATTCAATACCGCCACCAACGCTAAAGCCATTAGTTGCAGGCTTACCTTTTCAGCTCCGCCCCCCACACTCACCTCGCGCCAGCTTTCGCCTCCAAAGCCATCACCCGAAATAGAACACTTAGACCTCGAGTCATATTGTCGATATTGGCAGCGGAAATGGCAGCCAACTCATCAATCAACAGGATATTCAAATTTTCAGATCCCACCACCACCGTCACGCTCTCCGCCGGCAACGGCGAAACATCCAACGTAAACTTCTGCAGCACCCGAGCCGCCGCCGCTTTATACGTCAGCAACTTCCCAGCCACGGAATACACCGCCAACAGCGTCCCACTGGCGAGGTAAAAACCAAACTCACCAATCTCATACTCGCCTTCGCCATCGAACAGCGCGGCCATCCTGAGTTGGCGGTCGCCCAAGTCCTCGTAATCCACAATGGCAACCCGCTGGCGCTCGTCACGCAAGGCCACTTCCGTGCCGTCAGGGTTGTAGCGGCCGGTGCCGGCGCCGATGTGGGTGATTTCGCCTTTCAAGCCCTGGTTCTTTGCCTGCAGCACTTCATCCAAACCTTTGGAGGTGAAGCGCACCAGGCGCGTAATGTCATCTGTCATGGCTGCGCCCTGAGGTCGTAGTCGTTAATGGTGTAGTGCCGGGCAACACCGGCACTGTTAAGTCGAGCACCCAAGGCAACCTCGGGTAATGCACCTTGCAGGCTGAACTCGCTGTCGTTAAACGGGGCGTGGACAATCGCGGTCAGGCCAAGGCGTGCTTGCGTCTGGTGAACCACGGTAATCGTCGCCTGGTCGCGCTCGCTCTTCGCGGCGTTGATACGGCGGATCAAGCGGTTATGGTCGCCGCTGGACCAACTGCGCCCGATGATCGCCTGCACATCGAAGGTGTAAGGCACGCCCAGCGGCCGCTGTTGATACCAGGCGCTGATGTTGGAGCTGAAACCCAGCGACTCCACCGCATAACTCAAGGCCTTGGGCGTGCCCGCCTGGCGCTGGATTTGCCAGGACAAGCCCACGGTGAGGCGCTTTTCCGTCTCGCTGGCATCCGCGTCCCATTCACTGACGCCCCGGTCGGCGGCCAAGTAGGGAAGGAATTCGGAGGGTGTTTGCAGCGGGTTCATCAATGCCGGAAACGGCGGCATGACCCGTTCCAGCAAGTGGCCAAACCCCAGGTCCAACGCCTTTTCCAACGGTGAGCTATTGGCAGGCAACAAACTCGATTTGGATTCACTCATAGCGTGCGTACCTCCACCTCGACGCCCGTGCAATACGGTGCCTGGAACGCCGAGCAGACAATCGGCGCCAGCGGTTCGAGGATTTGCAGTTGCGCCGCTCCGGCACTGTGGATGGCGTAGTCGATCCAGCTCGGGTCCACTCGCCCTTCCAGGCGGTGGCAGGACTCGGCGTAGGTTTGCAGCAACTGCTGCGCGGCCACTTGGGTCAGGCCCGAATCCGGGCCGGCGTTGATCTTGGCCACGACGCGAATCTTGTAGCGTTGGATCTGCGCACTTTGGACCGTGACGAGATCAGTTTCCGGCCGTACATCGGGCCGTGCGAAATGTCTGCGCACGCCGTCAAGCAAATCGGCAGAAGGGGTTCCGTCACCGTCCCTGGACAGCACCGTCACCCTCACCTCACCGGGGGCGGTGCGTCGGCCGTTGCCATCCTTGACCTGCGCCGCATAGCCATCCGGGTCGAAGGTATAGGTGACCGTGACCACACCCGGTGTCGCGCTTTCCACGTTCACCGCCGGTCGTTCGCCGAGGGTGAACACCTCGCGGCGATACTGCATGCGCGAACCCGCCGCCGGCGCGTGGGGCGCCAAGTAATAGCGCAGCCGTGCGTCGTCGTCGCTTTCCAATGTCGGCGGCACCGGCGGGAAGGCCGCCGGGTCACCGGGGTCCAGCACCTGGCGCTCCAGCCCCATATCGGCCAGGCGTGCGTCGAGGTTACTGCCGGTGGCCCACCACGCCAGCATCTGCTTGATGCGAGCGTTGTACTTGCGTTCGTGGGTTTGCAGGCGCACGCAAAACGCTTCCAGGGCCAGGGTCAGCAGCTCGCTTTCGTTGTCGAGGCCGACCTTGAGTTTGGCGGCGCTTTGCGGCGCACGGGTGGCGACGTAGTCGATGACGAACGCCTTGAACTCCGCCAGCAACGGCTCGAACGCGTCGACGGCAATGATCGCCGGCTCCGCCAGTTGGTTCTGGCCAGGGATCAGCATGCTCATGTCATGACCTCGAAGGATTGTTGGCGGTTTTTCCAGGTGCCGGCAAACCGCAGCAACAGGCCGGCGCCCTGGCGGGTAGCGACGATGACCTGGGGTTGAAAGTCGGCGATGCCGTTCTCGACGTTGTAGAACGCTCGGGCGGCGTGGCTTTGGGCGAGGATCAAGAGGTCGTCGCCAAGGTTCTGCCCGAGCAGTTGGGGGATCAGCGAGCCGTACAACGGACGCTTCTGGCGAGTGCCCACGGGGGTGGTCAGCGCTCGGGCGGCACGCTGCACGAATTGCAGCCAGTCATCGACGGCTGCCCCGGTGTTCCTATCGATTCCGATCATGGCAAGTCCTTATGCGGTGCTGATCACGCGGCCCTGGTGATCCACCAGCGGGCCGCTCAAATGCACGCCGCCAGCATCCAATAGCAGGCCGACGGCGCCGAGTTGCAAGGTGATGTGGTTGGCGGTCAGCCGCAGCGTGGCGGCGCCGATCTTCGCTTCGATCTGTTCGCGGGAACCGCTGAAGACGGTTGGTCCGTTGGTCCAGTTGAACGTGTGACTGACGTCGTCATAGTCACTTTGTGTTCCGTCCTGATGGCGGCGCCGGGTCAACGATGCAACGCTGGAGACCGGCGGAAACAGACTACTGTTGAGGCCGAAAAGCGCCACCGACTGCGCAGCGCCTTCCCCACCGCCATAGTTGAGCAGCAAGCATTGTTCGCCCACTGACGGAATGCGCGTTTCGGTCTGCGCCCCCGCGCTGGGGTTGAAGAAACGAATCGCTGGAGTGAGCAAATCACCGTGGCTGACGGTGCAGGTATTGCTGGCGGCGTCGACCTGCTGGCATATGCCGATCCGACAGAAGCTTTCAGCGCGTCGGTACAGGTCTTCGAGCTGGACCTCCATTTCCGCCAGGCGCTCGACGATCGGTCCCAGTTGCATGCGTAACAGCGCATCGAACATTGGCTACTCCTGCAATGGTCGGTATTGGCCAGGATCGTCGATATTCGAGACTTCCCACGTGCAGGCAAACAGAGGTTTTCCGGTGGGATCTTCGAGTATCGGCGGGCCGAGGTAGATGTTTTGGGTGAAGGACACTGTCCAGGTGTCGTAGTCCGTTTCGTTACTGCCCTGTAGGGTCGGCGCCGCTACGATGGCGGTTGGCAGGTCGCACTGATCCGCCGGCAGACCCCAGCGATTATCGAGGGCCAAATCCATCAATTGGCTGGCCAGGTCGCAGGCGTCGTAAGGCGCCGAACCACTGGCAACCCTGGCCATGAGTGACACCGACAGTGCATGGGCCTTGCGCCCTTCAAGGGACCGAACGCCGGGGCCGTTGCGTTCCACGGTAATCAGCACGCCGGTTTTATCCCCGGCGCTCTGGAAGTCCTGGTGATTGCCCACGCGCAATTGTGGGAAGGCGCCCTTGAGCGCTGCGCCAATTGCGATGGGCAGTTGGGAAGGTTTTTCGATAAATGTCATCAGTCGCGTCCTTGCAGCGGTTACTGCTGATCCGGGCGGGAGGGAGGGGCCTCGTTTACGCCAATGCGCTTGGCCGCCCAACGTTCATAAAGGCCGATGGCGACGTCCGCACCGGCCATGGCTGTCAGGCAACCGAGGGCGCCGGCGGTCAAGATCGACATGCCGGCGGCGTACAACAGCATCAACGCCGAGACCCCGCAGACCATGCACGCCCCAGACCGCAGCGCCAGGCGCCGGATCAGCGACCAACCACGGGCGCCCTCCTTGTCGGCACGCCACATTTCGCCGGAAACTCCGCCGATCAGCGCCAGTACGATCACCAGCCAGATAGGCATTTCCGCTAACGCTTGCTGCTCGTTTGTCATGTCACGCCTCCTGGCTGAGCAATGCCGGCAGAATGCCGGTGTTTGGGTA